ACGGCTACCTATAAAGATTGGGTTGATAATGCTTATAAGAGGAACGAAACGGTACATGGTGCCCTAAATCTGATTATACAGTCCTTTAATGAGGCACGAGTACAAGTAGAAGACGCAGAAGGCAATGTATTAGAAAAGCACCCTACCCATATGTTACTTAATCACATTAATGACGTTGAAACTACAAACCAATTCTTTAAGCGGATGTTATTGTATCTTTATTTGGGCAATGCAGCCTTTATCGAAAAGGTACCCAATGCTAGAGGGCAGATAACAGAACTAGGATTATGGAGGCCGGATAAGGTGTCCATGGACGCCGACACAACTAATTGGATTACTCGATACAGGTATACACCGCCTCAAGGAACACGGTCAGTAGAGTACAAACCAGAAGAGATTATATGGCTTCAGTTCATTGACCCCTATAACAGATTAAAAGGATTCTCACCCCTTAAGGCTCTGGCCTATAGGATCGAGATAGATAACGAATTATCAAGACACACGAAGGCAGTATTAGAAAACGGCGGCGAGCCGGGTTCGATCTTAAAGGTACCCGAAGAAATGGACCCAGCAAACGCGGAAGCATTAGCACGTTCTTTCAGTCATCGGTTTGGTGGAGACAATAGAGGCAAGACAGCCGTGCTTCACGGCGGTATGGAATACGAAACCTTTGGAATGAACTTTAGGGACCTAGAAGCAAGGGTCTTAGCTGAGATAGGCGAGTCTAAAATATTAGCGGCACTAGGTGTCCCCCTTCCTTTATACGGCTCAATTAGTGGGTCACAGTCAAGCACATATGACAACATGCGAACAGCTAAACGCAACTTTTGGTCTCAAACGGTAGCTCCCCTACAAAACATGATAGCGGACTTTCTAAATAACGACCGTGATCTAATACAAGAACAAGAGTTTGAGGCTGGTATTAGAATTGTCTTTGATCGTTCAAAGATTGACGCATTAAAAGAAGATCAAGACCTATTATCCAACAGAGCTAGAGAAGACTATCAAGCCGGCATCATAACCCTTAATGAAGCAAGAAGAATGGGTGGATATGAGCAAATAGCCAATGGCGAAGAGTTAAGGGCTATCCCCGCTCCTTTCCAGGTACCTAATGACGAGAGTAATGAAGAAGATGCCCTAGTTGTCCAGGAAGAGAACAAAGCCACTCTAATAGCCTTAAAAGAAGAAATGGAGATAGTAGACACAATAGCGGTAGAAGAAGATCCAAGACAAAAAGAATACGAGATAGCAACAAAAAGAATGGCACTGGCGGACGATGTGGCTATTGATGTTGCACTCCTAGCAAACACATATTTACGTAAGCATATTAGAGACGTTATTGCGTTATTAAAGGATGAGGGGAAAGTAAGCAGTCTTACATTATCAGAAATAGAAAACAAGACATATGGCAGCTTTGAAGATTTAGCAACAGACCTTGGAGCAAGCCCTAATCAGAAAGCTAACCCTGACACAATAAAAAATCAGATAAACGTATTAAAAGAAAAATGGGCCGTTGAATTAGAAGCAGCTAGCCTTGCAACAATTGGTAAACTTACAGAAGAAGCAGCAGAACAAGCAAGCGGCCAACTTGGTGCAGCCTTTAATATAGAAGACACGAATGTTATAAATGCCGCAAAGAATGAAAGCTATAAGTTCGCACAAAAGATCAGCAACACCTCAGCTAAGCAAGTAAATGCCGTAATTGCAAAAGCTTTTGAAGAGGGCAAGTCTCTAAAGGAAACAGCTAAAAACGTGCAAGAACTTGGCAAAGGGTGGAACGAGACAAGATCACAAGTAATCGCTAGAACTGAAACAGTTAGGGCAGCTAATGCAGGAGCCAAAGTAGGATATGCACAAGCTGGAGTAACTCATTTAAAATGGTCCTCTGTTTTAGATGGAAACACGAGCGAGATATGCCGAGCACTAGATGGTAAGATAGTGGGCATAGACCAAAACTTTATAACTAAGGATGAAGCCTTTATTGGTGGCAACGGAAAACCGGTTGACCTGTCATATACTGACGGTTTAATGGAAGTACCTCCAGCCCATCCAAATTGCAGAAGCACCATAATCCCAGAATAGGAAACATATGAATAAAAAAATAGAATATAAATCTTTCTCTGCTGATATGGAAGAGACAGAGGACGGCATTAAGATATTAAAGGGTTACGCTAGCGTTTTTGGCAACATGGATTCTCATGGCGATATCGTAACGAAGGGTGCCTTTACCAAGTCTGTAGAGACACACCAAACAAGTAGAAAAATAAAATTATATTCTTCTCATAGCTTAGACGCTAAGGACTTACTGGGAACAGTGACAGTTTTAAGAGAAGATGAAAAAGGGCTATATTTTGAAGCAGACTTGAGCCAAGCTCAATCGGCACAAGATATATTACAAAAAGCTAAAGAAGGTCATTTAGATGAGATATCTATTGGTTTCTTTTTAACTGATTCGGAGCTAGTCCAAGAAACAAAAGACTCCGATCCAATTAGATATATAAAGGAAGTTGAGCTACTAGAAATAAGTCTAGTGTCTATTGCGTCTAACGCAGAAGCCCAAGTTCTAGAAGTAAAACAAATTCCTATAAATGGAGACAAAAAAATGGCAGAAAATAAAGACATGATGGAAAACTTTGAAGATAAGTTAGCCAGACTAGAAAAACTTCTTAATGAGCCGGTTAGAAAAGCCATGCAAGAAGTTGAAAATAAAGAGGATAAAGTTGTGGAGCGCTCAAAGGAAGAGAAGACCGAAGAGCTTTTGGATATTTATTGCGATTACCTCAATGGTAAGATGAACAAAAAAGAATACCGTAGAGAAGTTGAAAAAAAGGCCCTTTCCTCTGTAGTGGTTGAAAGCGGTGGTGCTTTGATTCCTGAAAGATTACACGGAAAGATCATACAAAAACGCGAAAGGCTTAATAAGCTAGAAGCACGTGTACAGAAATTAAACGGCAACGGCCCTTTAAAGATTGTTGACTTTGACGTGTCCCCTTCGTGGGCTGCACATGATGATGGAGATTCTATCACAGAGACAACCTCACTAGCTGGGCTCGGTAAGAGCACGCTAGACCCTCAAGACTACGCTCTATTGTTTAGTATTCCTAAGAGACTACAAAGGCGCCAAATGGAACCGATTGAAACTCTTATTGCAAATAAAGCAGCACAAGCATATCGCACACTTAAAGATGATAAGATCATGAAAGGCACTGGACAAGACGAGCCTCTTGGAATCATTAAAATGCTAGACGATCTTTCAGCAACAACCAACACTGTGACTATTACAGCAGTTGGCGATGGCCTTACATATGCTAAACTAATCGATCTTATCTACTTGTTAGATGAAGAATATAGAGAAAACGCCGTATTCATCGCACACCCAGACGCAATTAAAGATATTAGAAAGCTAACTGCTGGAACAGCTGGCGGACCTATCTTTAACCCGGTCCCTATCAGTGGTGACAGACCAGCTTCTTTGCTTGGTTTCCCATTGATTGAGAGTAGAGCGATGGAAAGCGGAGACTCAGGAGAAACTTTAATGGTACTTGGTGACTTGGATAACTATGTTCTTTTAGAAGAGCAAGACTTTCAAATTGATGTATCTGAAGAAGTGGACTTTAAGACGAATAAAGTTGCCTTGAGAATGGTAGTATCGTTTGACGGTATGCCAATTGATGCAAATGCATTCGTTCGGTTAACAACTGACGCATAGTAATTATACTAATAGCACCCGTTCAATGTGAGTGGGTGCGTTTATTAAATGTTTTAGGTGCAAGGATAAATCCCTGTATTGGGTCCATGCCTAAGACCAAAAACAAAGGAAAATAAAATGAAGAATGATGTATTTCATATATTTCAAAGCGGACATGGAGATACCTCCAATGGCGTTGTTGAAATGGTAGAGCCAGCAGTACAAGAAACGGCAATCGTTTCTGGTGGTGGAACGGCCGCAGATTTAGCCGGCTTTAGGTCTTGCTTAATCGTGATTCCAGTCGGAGCCTATGTAGATGGCTCTAGCACAATCACGATTAACGAGTCTGACAGTGCTGCTACTTCTTTTAGTGCAGTAGCTAATGCCGACCTTCGGGGCGGAGATAACGCTATTGCTATGAATGCTACGGCAACATGTGGTCAGATGTATGTAAGAGGTTACGTAGGTAATAAGCGTTATCTAGAAGTCGTAATTGATCAAGCTACAACAGGCCATATCATTGGTGCTTATGCTCTTAGGGGTCATAAGATGAATCGTGGTAAACTAAACGAATCCGCATAGTGTTTTTTAAGTCAGGGCATTACGATGTAGTGCCTTGCATAAAACACATTATGAGGCATATCCTCACAAACATTTAAAGGGAGATAGTATTAATGTTACAACCAAAAAAGCCAATTATTAGGATGGCATACCTTACAGATTCAGAAGACGGGTCAACAACTAATATTATTCATAACTTTTCAACACGAACGGCAACCGTGGCTGCTAGTTATCAAGTAATTGAAATTCAAGCTACCGCCCATACTGGTAGTGCTACTGATTATGTATTAATCACAGGTGGGGGGGAAGTTGGAGAGCTGTTGCCCATTAGGACACTAAGCACTAACTTTATTTATTGTGATGCCTCTAGTGCTGTACCATCCGCAACAGATGCGTTTATTGTGTTGACGGTAGAAAGCTCATCAACTGTTGGTTCTGCTGTTAGCACAACAACATGGAGCACGTCAGCACATGGCGCTTCTTCTGGCTGGTATGTTCTATTTACTACAGGCGGGCAGGCGGATGAAGTCAGACTAATCACATCTATTACGGATTCGGCTAATTTTGTTTGTGAGGCATTTTCGGCAGCCCCAAGCGCTACGGATGCCTTCACCTTATTATCGCCATCTGCGGCCGATGCGGTTGTAGCGTCCCGATTTGGTACACTAATAGAAGTTACAGCTCACGCCGCTAGGGTTAACGATACCTTTGAAGTATTAACAGGTGGAGAAGACGGAGAGACCGGAGATGTGTTGGCAGTTCCAACAGCTAACTTCGTCATGGTGGATAATATGTCCGCCGCCATGAGCGCAACAGATACCCTCTCCATTGATGGTAGTAGAGACTTTACTCTCGCTCCCGGAGATGGCGAAGTATTGTTGGTTACAGCATTGAACATAGTATATTCAGACACAAAAGAAGGGGCAAACGCCGCCTATTTTGGTGGTGGCCCCGAGCTAACGAATGGCATGACTTTAAGTGTAACACAAGACGGCAGTGTTGTTACGCAGCTATTCCCGAATGACGCCATTAAAAATAATGAACATTTTGCGGATATGTGTTCAAATGATAACAGCCGACATTTTGAGGTAGCCATTGATAAACAACTATGGCACTACAGCCTAGACTTACTAAGTGAGTTTGGGCACGGCATTAGGCTACATGACATAGGGTCGGACAAACTAGTGCTGAACGTATCTGACGATTTATCCGGATTACTTAGGTTTAAAGTGTCCTGTAAATACATAATTGAAGGCGAAGAAAAATAATGGCTTTAGCAGATGACATTAAAAAAGCAATAGTAACCTATATAGCGGAACCCCTAGTTACGACCGCCGGTTCTGCCTATCTGGCTGGCGGATCCGCAACAGGCTATACCGCAACTAGATACTTCGATGGTGGAGAAGAGGATATTATCGTCAACCTTGCGCCAATAGTCTCTATTGTCTCTATAGAAAACATGTCTACCAGCGCTACTCTTACGGCTACAAGTTACGACTTTAGCACGGAGTTCATATGGAAAACAGACGGATATACTTGGTCATACGGAAGGAAAAAGTGGAAGGTGATTTATATCGCAGGATATACGACAATGCCGGCCGAAATAGCAAGAGCAATAACTATTTGGACAGCATATCTAACCCAAGATTCTACTGGTAAACTCAAGTCATATAAAACCGGGGATGATTCGGAAGTGTATAGAGATACGGAAGACATCGGCGGAATGCCGGAAGTAGTCAGGGCACTATTAGGTAAGTATAAAAGGAGAAGGTTCTAATGACTTTATCCGACAGGCTAAACTCTACGGCATCAATAAAAAGAAACGTACGAACTACAAATTCAAAGGGTGGGTTTACCTATGCCTCTACGGTAGTAGCTGGCCTAACTTCTGTAAGTTGTAGGATATCAATGGTAAGGGCATCAGAAATCGGTATTGGGGACAGTGTACGCGGAGAAACAGTTTATAAAATATTCACACTATCTAGTACGGCAAACGACGGTATCGTATTGCACGACCTGTTTGTTGTTGGGAGCTTAGAATATGAAGTCATCGGAATAAGCAACCCATCTAAAGGGCAACACATAGAGTTTAATGGGGTAATAAAGTATAGGGAAAATGATGCCTAACTATAAGCTAAAGATTAACATAGAGCGTGTTGAGAAAAACTTAAAGCAATACCTTAAAAAGAGAATGACTAAGGCGGTTATTATGCTGGAGGGATATGTTAAGTCTCACTTTGGCCCATCTAATTTAAGAGGTAAAAACCCATCGGCACCAGGATCTACACCGAATGTAGGAATGGGCACTCTACGTAATTCAATAACACATGCAGTAACTACAGACAGACACGGAGCAGTAGGGGCTTATGGAGTAAGAAAGGGACCGGCATCAGACTATGCTTTACGACTAGAGAAAGGCTTTTATGGTACGGACTCTCTAGGCAGAAACTATAATGTTGCACCAAGGCCTTACTTATCACCGGCCTATAGGTTAAATAGAAAAAAAATCATACAAATATTAAGAGGGTAAATTGACAATTCCGAATATAATTCAGGTACCCCACGCTCTATTTAGTACGCTTAATGCTGTATCCGCCGTAACGGACTTACTTGGAACATTTAAATCACTACCTTGTTTATTTACGGCACCTATTGTGCCATCTGGAGCACCTAAGCCTTACATACATATACGGCCACCTATAGGTCTTGTTGATATAGGTACCAAGAATTCAAACGGCTGGCAAGTTACAGAAGAGATCGTCATTGTATCGAATGAAAATGAAGACGATAAAATATATGAGATAGCAGATTTAGTTCTAGAAAGCATAAATCGTGCCACTCTAACATTAACAACGGATACTAACTTATTTACTGTTTGTGTTGGTATGACACATGCAATCGTAAGCGATGATCTAAACGGATTAATATTAACATTTAACGTCTCTATAGTAGACTAATTTAAAGGAGAAAAATTATGGCTGTTGGAAGGGGTGACGCCCAAACACTAATAGTATTGGGGGCAAGCAATTCGGCTTTAGCGGTAGCATCGGAAAAGGATTTAACGATCACATATGAAGCTGCTACAATTGCCACAGATACGAAGAGCAGTACATCGATATCTAATGAGCCACATCGGGTTAACTGCACATGTTCAGTGGAAGCACTGTATGTTCACACAGATGCAGCTCAACAAAGGCTAATAACGCTAATGAAAGCAAATACACAATGCTATCTAGAGTTGCATAGGTCCAATACGACATACGCAACGGCTACTGCTACAATAACAAATTTAACCGTAGTACACACGGACGGAGAGGCCGCTACATTTAGCGCAGAGTTCGATGTTGATGGTGTATTTACTAATGTTTAAGGAGAAATTATAATGGCTGAAGTTGGGAAGACCGTAGTCTTGAGGGTTTGTAATGTTGCATCGTCTGCTGGTTCAGCAGCGAGTTTCTTCGCCTTTGCTGGTCAAAAAGACTTTACAATAACAAGAGAAACACCCACTATTGCTACAGATGCAAAAGGGGACACCAATGTAACTAATGAGCCCGGCAGGGTGAACGTAACTTGCTCAGTAGAAGCCCTGTATGTGTCTACAGATTCAGCACAAGCAAAGCTGATTTCTTCTGTAAAATCAAATACACAGGTTACCGTTGAGCTATACAGATGGGATACCAGTGCTAGCGCATATGCTGCTAGTCAATCCGCTACTGCTACAATTACAAATATTACGATAGTACATACAGACGGCGAAGCGGCCACCTTTAGTGCTGAGTTTGATATTGACGGAGATTTTAGTGCATAATCTCATTAACCTTAATGGGTTTAATGAGCAATAAATGAGTTACTTAGGAGAGTATGTAAATGAATATTATTGGCAATAAAGAGATCATGGTAAAGGGGAAGGTTGTTAATTTAAGGTTAACAAATAAAGCTTTGTATAAGGCACAACTGGAATTAAAAAAGCCGGGCCTTATTGATCTACTTGAAGGATTAGACAGATTAGACTTAAACTTAGTTTTTTCTCTAGTAAAACACTCGGCGGATCAAAAGATATCCATAGATGATTTATTAGAAGAAGACTTAAACATAGTAGAACTGACGAAGTTTCTAGGTGAGGGCCTAACGAATATGTTTGAAAAAAAGGACGGTAAAGCCCTAGAAAAAAAGTAGATAGCCAGCCCATTGAGGAAGATATTTGGATAACGTGGTTTAAGTTAGCCGTTGGCAGATTAGCACTTAAACCTTCCGAATTTTGGGAATTAACGCCTACGGAGTTTGTTTTAATGCTGGAAGCGAACACTGACGAAAAGAAAGAGGCTTTAAAAGAAATGGGCAGATTGGCTTGGTATACAGGGTTAGCTTCTAACCTAGATATGAAGAAGGTAAAGTTTGAAAGGTGGATGGAGCAGTTTACGTCTGAACAAGACAACGCTGCACGTCAACAACAACAAATAGAGGAAGGTAGAGAGTTGCATATGCAGATGATGGAAATAGATTTTAGCAATAGGAAGCATAAATAATATGGCAGGATTTTCAGATAAATTAGGATCTGCTCACGTAGAGATCCGAGCCACAACCGATAAGCTAAAGCGAGACCTTAAGGGAGCCACCTCTTCCGTGCGCGCATCAGCACAAAAGATGTCGCAGTCATTTAGAAGGGTTGGTGCCGGCCTAAGCTTAGCCCTTACGACCCCCTTGCTTTTATTTGGTAAGTCTGCAATAAAGGCGGCAGCAGAAGCCGAAGAGATGGAAAGTAAGTTTGCTGTAGTATTTGGTAAATCTGCGGATGCTGTTAGAAAATGGGCAGACGAGACTTCTAAAGGAGTAGCCGCATCTTCATTTACCTTAAAGAAGGCCGCAGCAGACACACAATCTTTACTTGTTAGTGCTGGTTTAATGGAAGAAAAGGCATCAGAACTTTCGATGGGCATGACTCAACTAGCTTTGGACACTGCTTCTTTTAACGATGCCTCAGATGAACAAGCTTTAAATGCTTTTCAAAAGGCTCTATTGGGTGAAAATGAAGCCCTAAAAAGCGTTGGCCTTAGTTTAAGTGCAGCCGAAATTAAAACGGAAGCGTTGACGCTTGGCTTTGAGGGAAATGCTGCTCAGATGCCATCAAACATTAAAGCACTTGCCACTTATCAAGCACTGCTTAAGAAGACATCACAAATGCAAGGAGATGCCGCAAGGACTACAGAAAGCACAACTAATAGGATGAAAGCCTTTGGTGAGGCTGTGGGAAATCTACAAAGAGCACTAGGCGGTCACTTACTCCCCATTATTACACCGATAATAAACGTCTTAACTAGTTTATTAGAAAGGGTATCAAGCTTAAGCCCAACAACACAAAAAGTTATACTAGCAATAGCAGGATTTACGGCAGCAGTAGGGCCATTACTCATAGTGTTGGGACTAATGTTACCAGCTATAACCGCTTTATCTGCTGTTTCTTTACCACTGGCAGCCGTCTTCGTAGGAATAGCGGCGGCAGTTGGTGGAGTAGTAGCTGCTTTTATATACTGGAAAGATATTGTAAAATACGTAAAGGATGTTTATAACGCGGTTAAGACTTTCTTAGTTGATAAGCTAACTGGCTTAGTGTCAAAGATAAAAGCACCCATTGAGGCTGTGACTAACTTCTTTAAAACAATGTATGATAAGGTTGTGGGTCACTCATATGTTCCTGATATGATAGACGGAATTGCGAGTGCCTTCTCACGCTTAGATAGTGCTATGGTTAAGCCGGCACAAGATGCCGCAAACAAAACTGAGAGTATATTTAAAGGCATGGCTGGAAGTGTAAGCTCTACACTTAGCGGAGTGTTCGGCGCGGCCACAAGTGGCGGAGATGTTGGGGGGGCCCTACTTGGCGGCCTTGGCGGAATAGCTACCGGACTATTTGAAAAACATGTTACCGGCCCCTTATTCGATCAAATAGGCGGCATGTTAGGCTTTGCGGGCGGAGGAAGTCCGCCGGTAGGAAGGCCTAGTATCGTTGGAGAAAAAGGACCAGAAATGTTTGTTCCAAGAGCAGCTGGCACAATCATCCCCAACGGTGGGGGCGGCGGTGGCGGAAGCGTTGTAGTCAATCAAAACAATAACTTTACTGGCGTTGACAGCATAAACAGAACGGAATTAATGAGGTTCGGAAATATAATGAGATCTCAAATACAAGAAGACATTATTCAGACGGCTAGAAATGGCGGCAGCGCAAGTAACCAATTAAGAGGCAGATAGCATGACGATCAGTTATCCCCGCACATTCCCAACATCCCCAAAACCTCGCAAAGCTAGAATAATCGCAAGGTCTATAATTGGCACAACAGAATCCATATACACCTTCTCAACTCAAAAGCAAGAACATGCTGGTCAAAGGTGGGAGATGGATTTGGAGATGCCCCCAATGACTAAGGCAGATGCAGGGCAGTGGATCGCCTTTCTAGTTAGTCTAAATGGTAAACAAGGTACGGTATTAGTTCCGGATCCTGATAGAACAGCTCCGCAAGGTGTTGGCACTGGTACCCCTTTAGTAGATGGGGCCAGCCAGAGCGGTGCCGTATTGGTTACTAATGGTTGGACCATAAGCACTACCGCCATAATGTCTGCGGGTGATCTAATTCAAGTAGGCAACTATTCCTATATGGTTTTAGTAGATGCAAACAGCGATGGAAGTGGAACGGCAACTTTAGATATATGGCCTGACTTAAGATCATCCCCGGCAAACGATGCTGCGACTACGGTTAACAACTGCAAGACCTTGATGCAATTAGCAACTAACGAGATGGCCTGGTCCACTGACGAGCTACAACACTATGGTATTAGTTTAACCTTTATAGAGGCATTACCGAGTACATAACATGGCAGGAAGAAATACAACATCAGCCTTTACGGCTGAAATAGATAATGACGTAATCCGACCTAGATTACTGGTTAAGGCTGACTTTACTAGTGGCACCGTATACGTATGGAACGGCGTTGGAGATCTGTCTTGGGATAGTCAAACATGGAAAGGGGTAGGCACCTTTCTTAGTGTAACAGCAATAAGCGAGTCAGTAGATTTAAAGATCGCAAACATATCAATATCGTTTACGGCGTTACTGTCTGAATATAAGGCACTTGCGTTAGATAACGTTAAACTATCTAACGAAGTAATAGCTTATATGGCGCTTATGGATAGCTCCGGCAGTATAGTTGCGGACCCTGAAATATTGTTTATTGGCAAAATGGACTCCTTTAGAATTAGCGAGAATGGTGCTATGTCAACTTTTGATCTAGTAGTTAACAATAGACTAGTAGAAATGCAACAGTCTAGAGAAAGACGATACACGCATCAAGATCAGTTACAAATATACCCAGCCGATACAGGCTGTAGACACGTCATTAATTCAGAAAAGGAAACTAAATGGGGAACAGGATAGTGGATAGATATAATCTCTTGACAGATCATATTGAAAATAGCAGACTACTCCCCTTTGAATGGGGCAAAAACGACTGTGTTACCTTTGCGTTACGTTACGTTGAAAAGCTAATAGATAAAGACTTAGTGGACAGGTTTTGTATTTGGAAGTCGGAAGAAGAAGCAGAAAAAAAGATTAAGGTATTCGGTAAGGATTTAATAGAAGCGACTACGAATTGCGCTGACGGGTTAGGGCTACGGAAAAAAGATGTTAGGTTTTTAAAAAGAACGGATATTCTGGTTATAGACGGTATCAACGGACAAACAATTGCTATATGTGTGGGAGATAAGTTGATCGCCCCCGGTCCGGTTGGGATTGTGTTTATGCCGATAGACTTATCAAAGATCTACGCTTGCTTTGAGGTGCTATAATGGGAGCAGTTGTCGCAGCAGTTGTCGGATTTGTAGTCAAAAGCATTGCGGTATCCGCAGGTGTGGGGATGATGGCAGCTGGCGTCATTGGCCTTGCTGTTAGTACTCTTATTTCTATGTCCTTTAAAAAGAAACCGCAGCAACCTGAGTATGACTTTAAAATAGAACACTCTCAGATGATACGGCAAACTGATGCTTCAAGAGAATACGTGTATGGCCGCACTAAGAAATCAGGGATATTGCTATACCACTATACTACTAAAGATAACGAATACTTTTATATGGCAATTGGCCTAGCCTCTCACCCTATTTCAGAAGTAGAAACTATATACATTACTATGGGCGATGAAATACCGGTAGATGTTACCAGTGATCTTACTATTGATAAACTAGTTACAGACGGCGCATATTCCTCTACAGGCATATCTCACTACAAGGTCGATGAAGCCAGCTGCGATCATTCCCATACCGGCGAATACCGCAGAGTGGAAGGCACATCCGGCAACTTTATAAGAGATGCACAAGCATATCTATGGGTTGATATCTGCTTGGGGTCCTCTTCTAATGCCGCTAATAGTCGGTTTTTAAGTGAAATAGTACAAGATGGCGGAGACTATAAAAGCACAGATCGCTTTAATGGGATGGCC